CCAGTTCCCGGACACCTACCCACAACAGCCAGTGATGCACTGCGAAGCGTGGTCACCATCATACAGCTACAAGGAGGAAGAATAATGAATCAACTACAGATTTTCAAGAACAGCGACTTTGGAGAAATCAGAACCGTAACCATCGACAATGAACCGTGGTTCGTGGCAACGGATGTATGTAGAGCATTGGAAATAAAGAATGCCACAGATGCGGTAAAGAGACTTGATGAAGATGAGGTGACTAGATTCAATCTAGGGGGCTTATCCGGTGAATCAAATTGCGTTAATGAGTACGGACTATACAACCTGGTACTTGGAAGCAGAAAGCCAGAGGCAAAACAGTTTAAGAGATGGATTACTCATGAAGTCATCCCACAAATCAGAAAGACCGGGTCCTATATTCCGGATGCGTCAGCTTTATCTCCAGAACTCCAACTCATGAATGCTCTGGTTGCTCAAATGAACCAGGAAGCACTCAGCAGAATAAAGCTTGAGAGTGAAATGAAAGAGACTCGCGAAGAGATCCAGGAAATCAGAGAGGTTGTTGAAATCAAGCCTTTTGACAATTGGAGAGAAGACACAAACAGCCTTATTAATAAGATCTGCAAGAAGACAGGCGACTACAAAGACACAAGGCACAGAATATACGATGCGCTGAACCAGAGGGCTAGAGTCGATATCAAGAGAAGGTTGGACAACATGAAAGCCAGGGCAATTGTTGCAGGAATGCAGAGAAGTAAGGCAGACGCACTCACCTACCTAGATGTAATTGCAGAAGATAAGAAGCTCATTGAGATCTACACCGCCATCGTTAAAGAGATGGCCATCAAGAAAGGGGTGCAGTAATGAGAACCAAAGAAAAAGCAGTGTTCCTCAGTGGAATCTTTCTCACCATCCTGTTTATTGTCGGCGTCACTGTGTCTCTTAAAAGATTGGGGGTGCGGTAGATGAGAGATATGAAGTGTTTAGAACAGAAAAGGCTAGAAGTTCTTGAGGCAATAAAACCTATCTGTGATGCTTTTGATATTAGGGATTATGACTACATCGTAAGCCGCACAGGACAAACGGAGATATTGAGAGTATACGACACAAAAATAGGTTGTTCAGCAAATTCAATCTTTGCAGTGAAACACGAATTGATAGGGTTGATTTTTATCAAAGAGTGGTGCAGATACAGAAGTTTAGGCGCATTCAGCACTCAGACTAAAAATGTGATCAAAAGATATTGGTTGGAGGGGTGAACTAAATGTACAGGGACGAAGAACTCAGACGCGCACTAGGTGCAGAAGAATATAGACTCCAAAGTCAAAGAATTAGAGAAGAACGTGAAGCCTTGAAGAAAGCAGAAAGACGAGAACTCCGACAAGGCATTTCCACAGCAATCGCCTACGTGATGGTCGTGATCTGGCTAGTGTCGGTCAGTGCCTTGGATGCTGCTCCATTGGTGGCAGGATTAGCACTCTTTATCTCAACGGTTTACCTGGCTGTATACGCAGCCGCAAGAGGTGCGCTGAGATGGTGAATATAGGAAAGAAGATTAAGGAGTACCGACTTAAGGCAGGAAAGACTCAGGCAGATCTAGCTCATTCTATTGGGTGCTATCCTCAAACAATTTCATACTGGGAGAATGGAAGACCTGTATACACACATGAGTTAGATTCGATAGCTAATGGGCTAGGAATAACAGTCAATGAGCTTCTTGAACTTCCAGAAGTTGTAACAGTAGAGGTTGAAAAGGACCTGAAAAAAGTATCAACAAACGATTTATTAGCTGAATTAAGAAGGAGGACCATCAGGTGAAAACACTAACCAAGGAAGAGTTTAGACACCGAGTTTTAAGAGCTCAGCGCAAAAGAAAACACCTGACAAATAAGAAGGCTTTCTTGGCCACGCTGTACCAGAGCGAAGCCATGAACCGAAACTTAATGTCAGGAGCAAAGATTACAAGTGCATTATAGCACGAAAGGACGAAGAAATGGAAGTATTGACAGCTCAAGAAGCAAGGGAGCTCATTGCAGATTCAAGGTTGATTAGCATCTATAGAAGAATACGTGGAATTGCAATAAACGGAGGTTTTTGCGCAAGAATCTATCACATAACAGAAATGGCGTTTCTAAGTTTAAGAGAAAATGGATATCGAATTTTCGTCAGTGATGACGGAAGAGAACTATTCGAATATGATCCAGAACTGATGGTATCAGACAGAGAATTTATTGTGAGTTGGGAGGAAATGTAAATGGCACATAAAGAAATAGCAAAAATAAATGAAATGACGCGTGAACAGTGGTTGGCACTAAGACAAATCGGAATAGGTGGATCAGATGCAGGGGCAATCCTTGGTGTAAACAAATGGAAGTCCCCATTCCAAGTGTACATGGATAAGATTGAACCTTATTACGAAGACCAGTCAGAAGCTGCTTACTGGGGAACTGAACTTGAAGACATGGTAGCTAAGGAATTTGAAAAGCGTACAGGTAAAAAGGTGCGCAGAAACAATAGGGTCCTTCAATCAGTAGACAATCCATTCATGATCGCAAACCTCGATAGAGAGGTTGTGGGAGAGAACGCAATCCTAGAGTGTAAAACCGCTAATGCCTATTTAGCAAAAGAGTGGGAAGGAGACGAGATTCCCGCAAGTTATATTGTTCAGGTTCAACACTATATGGCGGTTAGGGGTTCAGAAAAAGCTTACATTGCAGTTCTTATTGGTGGACAGAGGTTTCTATGGAAAGAAATACCGAGAGATGAAGAGTTTATTAAATTCCTTATAGAAGAAGAGAAAAAATTTTGGAATGAACACATTTTAACTCTTATCCCTCCAGCACTTTATGGCTCAAGCGCAGCAGAGAAGTATCTCAAAGAAAGATATAAAGAGTCAGATCCGGAACTGACAGTGGACCTCAGAGCAAAGTACGACAATGAAATTGAAGAATTGTTAAGCATCAAAGAACAGATAAAGAAAATGGAAGAGGTCGCGACAGCAATTGAGAACAACATCAAGAATGAACTCGGCGCCGCTGAAATAGGCTACACGCCACGATATGAAGTTTCATGGAAATCAGTCACAAGCAATAGACTTGACAGCAAACTACTCAAGAAGGACCATCCTGAAATTGCAGAAAAGTACACAAAACCAAGCGTATCAAGAAGATTCACTATTAAAGAAATGAAAGGGGAATAAATCATTATGGCAAATTTAGAAACATTAAAAAAAGAACTCGCGCAAAAGAAAGAAACAGGCGTAGGTAAGGCAGGCAACTCAATTAAAGGACTACTTGATTCTCCGGCGATCAAGAAAAGATTTGAAGAGGTGCTAGACAAGAAAGCACCACAGTACATGAGTTCAATTGTTAACCTCGTTAACGGTGACACAAACCTAAAGAATGTTGACCAGATGAGCGTTGTTGCTTCTGCAATGGTAGCGGCTACATTGGATCTTCCGATTGACAAGAACCTCGGATATGCATGGGTAGTACCTTATGGAAATAAAGCACAGTTCCAACTTGGATACAAAGGCTATGTTCAGTTAGCTCTTAGAACCGGACAGTACAAGTCCATCAATGTTATCGAAATCCATGAAGGAGAGCTTGTGAAATGGAATCCACTTAGTGAGGAACTGATTATTGATTTCGAGAAGAAAGAATCAGATGCCATCATTGGTTATGCAGGTTATTTCGAGTTAATTAATGGATTCAAGAAGTCCGTGTACTGGACTAAAGAGCAGATTGAAAAGCATCGAAAGAAGTTCTCAAAGTCAGACTTCGGGTGGAAGAAAGACTTCGATGCAATGGCTAAAAAGACAGTTCTGAGGAACATGTTGAACAAATGGGGTATTTTATCCATCGAAATGCAAACAGCTTACAGAGGCGACATGAGCACCGTAAAACAGGATGTTTTTAATGATGGTGATGTTGACTCCAATATTGAGTACATCGAACCAGACTTCACGGTGTCGGATGATGTTGAGGAGGTGTCTGAAAATGAATAACCTTCCAGAATGCTGCTATGATTACAGATTTGATAGCAATGAGGCTTATTTCCTGGAAGATGAGGAGGAAGAAGAACATGAATAAAGTAACCTTGATCGGTAGATTAACCAAGGATCCAGAACTCAAATATACCCCAGGTGCAGGAACAGCAGTAACAACAGTTACTCTTGCGGTGGATAGAAGGTACAGCAAGGACGAGAAGAAAGAAGCAGATTTCATACCAGTAGTTATCTGGGGCAAGTCTGCTGAGTCAACAGCGCAGTACATGAAAAAAGGATTCTTAATGGGGGTCTCCGGAAGAATTCAAACGAGATCATATGAAGCCACTGATGGCAGTGGAAAGAGATATGTTACGGAAGTAGTCGCAGAGGAAATCAAGTTCCTTCAGTGGGGGGACAAGCAATCTTCTGGCGGAGATTACAACGGATACGAGGACATGACACCGGTAGATGATGATATGGTTCCGTTTTAGCGGAGAGGGGCAAAAGCCCTTCTCAAATAACAAGGGGTGATTGAGATTGAGTGGAGTATTCCAGGTGGACCGAGAGTTATTTGAAAACAGCATATGGAATAACATCACAGAGTTTAGGCTTTTCTTTTACATCCTCGGTAACGCTGTCTGGAAACATGAAGGAGTTAAGAAAGGTAACGTTGAGATAAAGCGAGGCCAGTATCTGAGGTCATATAGGAATCTGTGCAAGGATCTCATGTACTTAGATAACAACGCTGAGAAATATTACAACGTAAGCACAATTAAGCGTGCAGTAGACCGACTTGTAAGGGATGGGAGGCTTGAAAAAAAAGAGACGGAACATGGAACACTCTTTACAGTAGTCAACTATGACTTATATCAAGGGTTTGAGCGTTTTGAAAAAGAGGACTTGGAACAGCCACGCAACAGCCACGCAACAGCCACGCAACAGCCACGCAACAATAAGAAGAAAGATAATAAGGAGAATAATGTTAATAGGTATATATACGGCTACCTGGAAGAGAAGTGGGGAGTCCTTATAAGTCCATCCATGGTGAATGATTTAGATCATCTCATCAAGGAATATGGAGAGGATAAGGTAAAAGCAGGAATTGAAATCTCAGTTGAGAACAATGTCCGAACCATGAGGTATCTCACAACGGTAGTCAGAAACGGAGCAAAGAGAAAGGAGGATGCAAATGGAAAATCTGGGGGATTTGATGAAGAGGCAGCAAGACTCAGAAGCGAAGGAATTGGACTATAGCATAGAGCATTGCGAAGACTGCAAGGAACCTACTCAGAAGATAGTCAAGCTGTTTGGCAGAGAAACCAAAGTAAGAGTGATCTGTTCGTGCAGAAAGAAGGAGATTGAAGAAGAAACCTTAAAAGCGGAACAGCTCAATAAGCAGATGCGCCTTGACCGGGTAATGAAGAACTCACTCATGGATGAAGTCTTTAAGAAGAAAACCTTTGAATCATGGGACAGGGCCAGAGGGAATGAGAAGATTTACAACATCGCGAGAAAGTATTCTGGGGAGTTCCAAAAGATGAAGTCCGAGAACGTGGGGTTATTGCTTCATGGAAATCCGGGGAACGGAAAGACTTATGCAGCGGTGGCCATAGCCAATGAACTTCTTAACAGGTCAGTTCCGGTGGTGTGCGTATCAATCAACGCACTACTGGACAGGATAAAAGAATCGTACAGCAAATGGGGACAGGAAGGAGAAGACACCATCCTGAGAAACCTCGCCAATGCAGACTTGGTGATCATAGATGACCTTGGAACAGA